GGTTCCGGCTCCGCCGGCTTAGGGAGGAGAAACCGCAGCGAGAAGGGCCAGCTTACCGGCGGCTGCTGGGACGGGCACCGAATCGACGTGTCGATTGGGACCCGAGTTGTCGGATCACATGACCTTTTCAGGCCACGTCAGAACTGCGGGCTGCGCGCCGCGCTGCTTGGCGGGCGCGGACGGAGGGCGGATGGCGCGGTCGCAAGGCAGGGTCGATCGGTGTCGGTCTGGACCGAGTAGCCAGTGCCTCCCTTGCCTGTCCACGACCTCGCGCCGACATTGCCCTTTGCAGTGGACTTCTCGCTGACGGTGTCGCGGCCCGATCCCTGCTTTAGCGGCATAGTGGTGTCCTTTCGATCAGGCGAAAGGTTACAGAAGCGGGCCGCGTAGTCCGGCATGTGGCCCCAGAAACACTACCAGCGCGAGACTGCTTCGAGAATGGTCAGGATGATCCACAGCGGCGGCGGCAATGCCGCAAACCAGGTCAGGATGAAAACGCACAGCAGGATGAGCAGGAGTGACATCGGTCAGTACCGCAGATGGCTGAAGCTGCTGAAGCCCCCGCCGAACAGGAACAGTAGCAGTAGCAGCAGGATCAGCAGCACGAGGCCGAGGCCGGCGTGCGGATATGCTCCACCCCAGCGGCTCTGCGCGTAGCAGCCGCCACCCCGCCGAAGAGAACCACGATGAGGACGATTAGCAGGATCAGGAACATAAGCCATCCCAGGGTGTCAACGCACATCAGTCAGTCCTGTTGCACGATCGGAATACTCCTTCAATCCGGTCAGTTTTTCAGTACCTTAGCGACCAGGCATGTGACGCCGTTGATGATGAACAGGTTGCCGCCCTTGCGCGCCTTGTGCACGAGATCCGATCACCGCAAGCTTCACCCCCGTCAGATTGAGCCCTGTGACCTGATGGCACTCGTCCGCCGACAAGGCGCTGTGCCTGGACCGACACGTTGGGGATCGTCGTATAGGTCGGGAACTGGGTGCAGTCGGTGTCGACTGGCGGCTTCTTTGCGTCGTAGTTATCCGCCTTGGGCAGATCGGCCGCAGCCTTCGGCCACTTCCTTGGCGATCATGAACGGACACAGCGGCCAGCCTCGCATCAATATTCTTCCCGGTTCATGCTGCAACTTGCGAGCCACTGCATACCGAGACCCAGTGGCTGCCGTCGTAGAAGACCTCGACTCCAGTACCGTCGCCTGTGTTTTCATTCGGTTTGCGACCATTGCTGGTGAAGGCTTTCGCTCCTGCGCCCGGAGAGCTCGGCAGCGTTGACACCGTGTACGACGGGAGTACGGGAGGGCCGGAAAAGTGCGGGTTCACCGCATTCGTGCGGAACACTTCGTGCCAGGCCGATGTGCCGTCTGACACGACGTGATAGCGATCGTTTGGACGCAGTGTGACGGGGCCGTTGTCGATCGTATCGCTGCCTGTCACCGCTGCGTTCACATTGGCCGAGCCGAGCACTGAGAAGGTGAATCCGGTACCGGCGGCGACCGTGCTCGCTGCCGGGAGAGTAATCGTGTATGGCGAGCCGCCGATCAGAAAGACGATATTGCCAGACACGTAATTTGGCAGAGTTGCGCTACTGGCATAGACGGTCTGCCAGCCAACCGCGATTCCCTTGCCGACCGGATAGGAGAGTGCTCCCTGGTTCCAGCGAAGTGTGTTCGTGACGCTGTCGTATGCGAGCTGACATGTGTTGGTGGGTTCAAAAGCGATCGCGTGCCCAGCGGCCATGCGGATCGCTGCCGCTCCCGCCATCTGTTGGGCGCCGGTGGTGTCCAGCACCGATGTCGAAAATGGCACATTGACGTTGAAGACTCGATAGGCCTGACCTGTGCATCCCGCGTCAAGATAGACGCCGATGATCGTGCTGACCTCGACAGGCGCCCCTGACGTGTTGTGCTGTCCAATGACCAGAGACTGGATCTGACGCATGCCGCCGTCGTCGGGACCATTGCCGAACCAGTCCATCTCTACGGCTATTGAGGAAGCCGCCATGCTGGATGGCTGGCCGGTAGTGTCCCGGTATTCGAGGCACGCGGCCCAAAGGTTGGGCTGCGGCAGAGCCTTGCCCGAGGAATTCAGGCCGACGTTCTGCCTGATCGTCTGCACGTAGCGCCCGACATGCTCGGCAGCAGGAGCGCCGCTTGGAGTTTGTGAGCCGCACCATAGCAATCTGTCGACGCCGCCCCAGACGAAATTGCCAGGGCTGTTGTATATGATCGTGTCATTGCGGGTGTTTGCGATGACCGCACCGCCGGTTGGTCCACCGCTGTGGTTGACGATGTAGGATGAATGGGCCACAGCGAAGTCTGTGGGCTGGGAACCGTTCTGCGAGACCTCGACGCTGGCTGAACTGTTTCCAACGACGATCCCAGGCAAATAATTGCTTGCGGGGCTGACGCCACCTGGAATTGTATCCGCCAGTGGCGTGCCGTCGGGCAGCGATGTACCGTCGACTATCCACTTTACCCGCTTGGTCAGGGGGACACCCCAGCTGGGCGGAGGCTGCAGCACGGTGACGCCATTCGGCACATGGATGACCGAGCCTGCCGCGGCTGCTTGGTAGGCCGCCGTGAATGCGGCGGTGTCGTCCGTGACTCCATTGAGCTGTGCGTTATAGGGGGCCGAGCGAACGTTTATGACGCCGGTGTTGCTGCCGCTCGCGGAATCCACGTAGCGCTTGGTTGCGGCCTGCAGGACCGATGTGGGATCCCCTACCAAGGTCAGCGCGCCGGTAAGCGTGCCACCGGCGATGGGAAGGGCGGAGGAGACCTGGCCGTCAACGTACTGTTTCGGCGCCGCCTGGAGCGGTTGGGTAGGACTGGATGGCAGCGACAGTGGACCCGTGAGGGTGCCGCCGCTGATTGGCAACGATACAGCCGCCTGCGCATCGACGTAGTGCTTCGTGGCTGCCTGCATTGACAACGTGGGGTCGGCTGCCAGCGTGAGGACGCCTGTGAGCGTACCACCCGCCTTGGGCAATGCGCCGCCTACCTGGGTATCGACGTATCCTTTCGTCGCAGCCTGCAGCGGAGCTGCCGGATCCGCAGCAAGTACTAGAGGTCCAGTAAGTGTGTCGCCGGTGCGCAGCACACGCGTATCGGCGTACTGCTTTGTCGCTGCCTGAAGCGAAGCTGTGGGATCCGCCGATAACGTCAGAGCGCCAGTGAGTGTGCCGCCAGTTCGGGGTACCGCGGTGGCGACCTGCCCATCAACGTATTGCTTGGTGGCCGCCTGCAACGACGTGGTAGGATCGGCGGCCAAGGTCAGTGCGCCCGATAGAACACCACCTGTTTTCGGAACTGCTGTCGCGATCTGTGCATCCACATACCGCTTCGTTGCTGCCTGCTGGGACGTCGAGGGATCGGCGGCCAGAGTCAGTGCACCGGTCAGCGCACCCCCCGCTAGTGGTAGAGTATCGGCGGCAAGGTCACCGAGTTGGGTTGGCGACTTAGCGCCGGTCGGTGTCACCAGAAGATGGCTGATATCAACGTTCGCGATACCGGCGAGCCCGCTCATGAACTGACTGTAGCTTACGGCGGTGTTGCTGCCGGCTTGCCCGAGCGGAACGAGGTCGCCGCCGGCGGGAACCGTGCCAGCGGGCAGCGATGCGACGTTGAAAGGCGCAGCATTGGCCGACAGACCGCCATTGATCAGGGCGAGATTGGCGCCGATTATGATTTGCTCGGGTGTGCCCGTGCCACAGCTGATACGGCCCAGCAGCGTTCCGGAACTGATCGCAAGCTGCGATTGGACGCCTGCCAGAACCTGCGCCCGGGTCACCTTGCGAGCGATGCCGCTTTGGCTGACCAGCAGCTCGTCGGTATCGGACGCTGCCGTGGCGGGCGCGAGCTGATCGATTGTAGGCATGATCGAGACGACCTCTCAGCGACGCGCCATAGACTGCACGGGCTGTAGTGGGTTGCGAACAGAAGTGGCAGGCCCGGTGCTACGACGTGAGAACTGGATTGCCATTCTGGTCGGTTAGCACGACTCCGGTGTCGGTGATCAGAGCGTTTGGTGGAATCGGCGGCACCGACAGATAGAGTACGGGCAGCAGAATGGTACGATTGATTGCGCGGCCGTTCACCGTGGTAATTACGAGGTTCACTGTGTAGATCGTCCCCGCCTGACCGCCCGACAACCACACGATAGCTAACGCGCCGTCAGTCGTCGCGCTGTTTAGAACGAGATCCCCGGGATTCGCCGGTTCAATCGTCACATCGAGCGTGGCAATGGCATCACCATCATTGCCGACCAGCGCCGGTGATATGTCGAACTGGTAATCCAGCACATCGGCGGGATCCTTCGCCGGCCAGTTGAGAGGTGGCGGAGCCAGCGCTGTTGAGCCGCGTGGCACCGGGATGAACGAATCCAGCACAACAGTCCGCGCGTTGCTGGGTTTCCAGACGTGTGTTGCTGGAGTGGGCATGCCAGGCTCCTGATCGGAGTGCTGTGTTCAATTCTTGTCGGATAATTTTGCGAGCTCTGCACTGAGGGCCTCGAGCCGAGCTCGAAGCTCGGGGAGAGTCGGAACCGATGCGATCGCCGGCGACGGAGATGGTGGCGTGAATTTCGTGCCATCAAAATGCCAACCCTCGCCAACGTTTGGCTGCGACGAGATGTCCACCCAGACCAATGCGCGATTGAACATGCTTGTGATGTCTCCGTTAGTCTGGAGCAATTCTGCGATGAGACCGTCCTGAATGCGCGCATAAGCCTTCATTTTTGTTCCTACCATCTGACGACGACGAGGCCGGAAGATCCTGGCGCGCCGTTGTACGATGTCGCGCTGTTCGCCCCGGTACCTGCGCCAGATGCGCCGCCACCAGGCGAGATCCCCTGGACGCCATACGTCCCGCTGTTCTGGGAGCCACCCATGGGCGCGGCTCCGCCGAGCCCGCCTTGGTTAAAAACCCCAGCCTGGCCTGCTGAACCAAAGATGTTGACGTCACCGGCAAAGCCATTGCCGGCCGGCGTAGCGCCATTCTGGGGACTTTCCACGCTGGCCAATATGTTCAGGCTGCCACCCGTCGCGCTGACATAGGTGCCGAAGCTGGACGTTCCGCCTGCCGCGGGCGTCGCTCCGCTGGTGCTCCCAGCGGCACCGCCACTGCCGACGGTCACCGGAATTGTCTGACCAGCAACCAGAGCGGTGACGCGCTTGCGCGCATAGCCGCCGCCCGAGCCGCCACCGCTGGGAATGCTACCGTACGAAGCATAGGTTCCCGACCCGCCACCCCAGACTTCCACTTCAACTTGCGAGACGCCGGCCGGTACGGTGAAGGTACCGCTGTTAGGATACGTCTGCACCGCCGACGCAAAGCCGGGGCGCAATGTCGGAAGTTTGAAAGGTAAAAAAGGTGCGGTGATCAATTGAGCAATGCTCGCCGCACCGATTGCGGTTTGCCCATATGAGACAGTAACAACGTACAAACCCACCCAGCCACTGTCTATCGGCGGGGTGGTCTGTGAGCCGGCATTTGCGGGGGCACCTGCCTTGAGCTGGAGTTGCACCTGCTGAACTCGGCAGGTGTTTTGTGCGACCCCGGAATTGTTTGGGCCACTATATGGTTGCGCCGGATTTGCCGCATTGTAGTAGGGAAGGACCACCGGGTTCGTATCGCTCTCCAGGAGCGCTGCCTGGATCAGGTAGTTGATCGATTGGCCGGACGTGGCCGGCGCCGTGAGTGTGAATGACGTGGCGGTGAGATTGATACCTAACTTCACCAGCGGATCAATTGTGTCGGCTGGCAGCGATCCGTAAGCGAGGGTGTCAACAATCGACAATTGGATTATGCTCCCTGGCCCCACTGTCACAGCCAGCGAACCCGGTGTCGTCGGCAAACAGCCAAGTCCGTCGACGACGATGTTGCTCCCGAGCACTGCCTGAGCGAGATACCCCAGCGCGACCATGGTGTTCCGATTGATATTGAGAACATCGGTATCGAGCGGGATGCTCCCGGGATAAACCAGGATTCTGTCCATGAGTCCCTCTTTGTTGATCGTGTCACCAGCTCAGTTTGCGATACTGGTCCAACCGATGGCGGCGACCGGCAGCACGTCGGCCACAGCCGCATAAATGTCGGCATCAGTCACCTGGCCCTGCACCATCGCCAGGCTGGCGTATTCGATTGTGCCTTGGCCATAGCCTCCAGCAGGTGTGCTCCAACCGAACACGGTCGCGATACCGCTGCCTAGTGGCCGATAGGCTGTGATGAAGCACTGAAATGGCAGCGCGAGACTGCCCCAAGCTCCGGCGCTGCAGTAGCCGATGCCGCCCCCGGCGCCATTCAGCGACGTGTAGCCACCTGTATCGGTCGATCGGGCGGGTTCGAACACGACCGGTGCACGCCCCGTGAGGTCCTGCAGCACCGAGACGATGGCACCCCTTGTTCCGCGTTCACGGAACAGCTCACGCTGAATTCGGCTGCGGAACGCGTCGTCGCTTTGAGGAACTCGTCTGACCAGCCGGTTGCCGAAGAAGTCGAGCGCGATGATGTCGAGCCAGATATCGGTTGCCGTGGCAATACGAGTTTGTGCCTTCACGTATTGCAGCTGTTGGTAAACCCAGCTCCAGCCGGACGCGAGGCCGCTCAACAAACCCGCCAGTACGGGAGCGTCGTCCGGAAACCAGCGCGTCGGCAATACAGTACGCAGCCGCGTCAGAATATCCTGTTGATCACCCGTCATGTCAGTTCACCGCGATCACGCCGGCCTTCACAACGCCCGTGATGGGAACCGTGAGGTCGCTCGCGCTGCCATTCGTCAGCACAGCGCTGACGTTGACCACCGTCGGACTCGCGGAATAGGCGATCTGCGCTAGCTTGGTCAGCGGGAGACACGCACCGATGGGCAGGCTGTTTATGTAGGACCCGATGGCCGTCCCGACCAGTGCCTGGATCGGAGCCTTGGCTGTTCCAGTTGAGGCAGTGATGGTGAGAGACACGCCGGCCGTAAGCACCGTGGGCGGCTGCACACTGAAGATCGACCCGACCGGCCGCACGGCATCGACCGCCGATTGGACCGTTGACAGCAGTGCAGTCGAGGGACTGCCGGAACCGTCATCGACCGTCACAACGAAGCTGCCCATGTGCGGCTGACCTGATGGGTCAATGTTCTCCTGGAGCGCATAGTTCAGTCCCTGCTGAATGCTGCTGATCGCATAGCCCACAGCAAGCGGTGTCGCACGCGACCGAGTTGCGATGAAATTGCTAAATCGGCTCCTGAATGCATCATCCGACTCGGCATCCAGTCCGTTCTGAAACCCGCTCGCATTGTTGACTGAGTCAATGCCAGGAATGGCCGATGCCAGCAACGTAATTGAGCCGGCCTGCACGTTGCCGGCGCTCCCTGCAGTTTGCGCGATCACCGGCACATCGAGCGAAGCTATGCCGCCTGCCACTATATATCCGTTGCTGGTAACCGACCATGAGGCTTGTGATGTGTCTGCTGTCACTGTGAATGTCTGTGTACCGTCCGCGGTTCGCACCATCGCGCCGGTCGGGATCAACGCGGACACTGTCGCAGTAAATCGGGAAAATGTCGCAATCCCTGTGGCCCCGACGGCAGGCAGGCGGGTCAGCGTCAAATCGGCCATCCAGCTATCCAGATCGCCACCGCTGCTGGTGGCCGCGCGCGTTGTGCGCAGGACCAACAATATAAGCCACTGCATCCACAGGCCGATCGAGGCATTTGCCTCCAGCACTGCGCGAAGCGTTGAGCCCACGGTCAGGTCGAGAAGCTGTGCCGCCGACGCTTGGACGGCGGCTGCCATCGACTGCACCATAGTGTCGAATGTGCGGAGTGAGAGTTGCATGGCCTAGCTGGAAATTGAAAAGGCAAGTACCTGGGTCTGACTGCTCTGAGCGTCGACATAGCGTATATATACGTAGACTGTTCCGGATGCGCCGCCGGGCGTGCCCTGCACGTCGATTACCGGCTCAGGCAAGCGCGCAACGGCTGTCTCCTTGAAGATCTGACTGCGGATTACTGCCCTGATCTTCAGGGAATTGGCCGGCTGACCAATGAAACGGGCCAGGCCCGCGCCGTAATCGAGCTGCCAGATGTAGTCGCCCGGATTGGTGAGCAGGCGGCGAAGCACACGCTGCTGGCCGAGCAGTGAACCGTCTGCTGTGCTGATGTCGCCGGTGGCACCAATAGCCAGGTCAGATCCCCATTGGTGCGATGCGTCGGCCACGATCCTCAATCCGGTTGATTGGCAACTGTGGTCGCGCCGCCACGGGAATCGGTATGCGTGTGCGCATCGTAATGACCACGCAGACGCGACAACGATCCGTTCTGGTCATAGACATCACCTGCGACGTGCAGATCACCGTGCATCTGGATCGTTCCATCATTCTGCAGTTTGATGAAGCTGCCTGAGCCGTGAATCAGCCAGAGCTCGCCGACCGGCGTGGCAGGAGGCGTCTGCGTGCTGGAGAATGCGCGTCCAATGATGACTCCGTGCTCGGCGTTACCTTCCTGCGCGAGAACCAGTACCTGATCACCAGGAGACGGCGGGCTCCATAAGCCCCATCCGGCACCGATCCAGGGCGAAAGGATAGGCAGCCAACCGCTGAGCACGCCTTCGGGCTGCAGAGTGACCCGCGCCGTCGCGGCTGGTGCATTTACCGAGGTCACCGTGGCGAAGCGAGGCTGACTGCTGCCCTGATCGAGCGCTCCAGCGTGCTGCTTGATGATGTTCAACAGTCGCTCCATGGGCTATATCGTATTGCCTGATGAGGCGCTGGACATCGTCGTCTCTGTCCGCGGCGAAGAGTTCTTGGCCATAACAAACTGCGTAAAACCGCCATTTTGCCGTAAACGGCGCTCAATGACGTCGACGTAGTAGAGCTGGTCGAATTCGGTTTCGGTTCCTTCCAACGCGATCATGCTGCGCGGACTGAGTGAAAGGTCACCGGGCATGCTGATTCGGACGGTGCGCTCGTGGCGTATAAGTTCGGCGAGCCGCTGCTGAGCAAATTTCAGAGCTTCATCCGGCGTCAAATTAGGCTGCACAAACACATAGCGCAGCGGTGTTTCGCCAGATCCTTGCGCACTGCCTTGCCCGGACGCACGTGCCTGTTGAGCAAATGCGCTGTTCTGTCGGGAATTCCAGCTCTTGATCACGACTTCTATATCGTGCGCCAGGGTCAATGACCTTTCCAGCTTAAGATCGATCACATCTCCGGGACGCAATGAAACAGCAAGGTCAGTCGCTTGTGCCGCAGGTTGGAAGTGCAGCGCCTGACCCTGAACGTATACATCGAACCCTTCCTGCCGCGCGAGAAAAACGAGGAGATCCCATTCTGTGGTGGTACAGCTGAACTGGCTCAGCGTGATGCGATCATGCTCGCTTTGATAGTATCGACCAACTGGGGTCGTTGTGGGGGTAATCTGCGGTGTCAGATTATGGCGCTGCGCTAGAAGCGACGCGATCTCGCTTGACGTCCGATTGGCAAACGTCTCCTGTGTGCGTGCTTCGATCAGTGCTGACGTTAGGTCACGACCGTCGAGACGAACCAACCCGAGCGTGGGATCGATATTCACGCTATCGACGGCGCCTTGCACCAGGCTGACAAAAGACGCACCTCCATCCAGACTGAATTGAACATCCAACAGGATGTCAGATTCGCTGGCCCAGAAGGACGCTCCAGCCCATGGATCGATACCCAGGGCGATTGACGCACGGAACCGATCCGCCGCATAGTAGTTATTGGAGATTACTTCGGCCTCCATTGCGCCCAAGATGATCTGACCATTGGCGATGACTTTGAGTCGCGGAGTTCGCCAAGCAGGCTGCGGCTCATTGGGCAGCAATACCGCCTCCAGCACTGGGATCGACATCGGGGATCAGCAGTGTCACGACTCCGCCTAGCATTGGGTCAGAAAGGTTGTTCAGCTCGGCGACTCGTATCCATTGCGTTGCATCCGCTAGCTGAGCCGCGGCAATGTGGAACAAGTCGTCACCAGCCACAGTGATCGTCTTCATGGTCAAGTACTTGCATTGTTCAGATTGGTCGCCGTTCGACCGACATACGCGCCAGCGGAGACTAGCGAACTGAGTTGGCCAGCGGCGTCGGTAGCGGCAAGCAGACCAGCCACGCCGGCTTGCGCGGAACCGGCATCCGCGACAGTCCTGCCCACGAGTGTTCCGTTAGCTACGGATATGGATGCGCTGATCGAGGCGTTCGTGCCAGCGAGACAATCTTGGGCAGCCGAGTAGGCAGCCGTTCCGCGGGTGGTGGCTCCTGGCGCAGCAAATACCGCCTGTAGTGGCGATAGATCCAGACCGGCATTCATGGCGTAACCAGCCGCGGCTCCGACGTCCGTCAGCGCCGTGGTGGCAAGCGAGGTTGCCAGCTGCACGAGTTCTGATGCTTCGTCGCGCAAAACGGTGCAGACGATCCGATACGGAATCCACCAGCCGTTGCGATAGCTGGCCTGAAATTCGCTAATCAGCACGGTATAGAACAAAACATCCCACGTGAGCGGCAAGGCAATACCCGCAACACGCAACTGGTCGAGACTTCGAGCCCGAAGAGTGGCGTCGGAGCCGCTGAAGATACCGGAGAAACTGATTTGCGCGTCGTCCCGTCCTAGCGCATCAATCACCCGCGAACCACCCGGCAAGCGATGCAACGCCAGACGCTGCCTGCCACCGAAATTGACCCCGCACGGAACTTCAAAGTCCTGAAAGGCGACTGGCCCTAGTAGCAGTGTCACATCAGCCATCGGCTTCACTGCCCGCTCTGACTATCGGACTCTGGCCATTATCTTTTTCGCCTTGCGGTGTCGTCGTCTCAACTTCAGAGTGAAACGACACTGCGACGGCAACGGGCACTATCAAAATGGTGAAATCGGGTGGAGCTTCGTCACGGAACCAGAGAACGAAGGGAATGCGGAGCTCTGCCATCTGCTCAAGTGCCAGTCGGAGCGCCGGGATAGGTCGCGTTCATCCGTGGGTCGATTCCCGTCGTCATCGCGCCCGGCCGTGATGCGCTATTCTCAAGGTGATCGATCACCCAACGGCCAAGCTGTGCGCCATCCAGTACAAGCACCCCTTGACGCGGTTCTGAGCTCACTTGCTGTGATTCCGAGGAAGCGGATGCCGACTCGGACGCAGCAGGCTTCGCGAACGCATTGTTAACCAGAAAGGATGGCGCGGTCGTGTTTGGCGCGGTACCGGAACCATCTACTGGGGCGGCAAAAGACGCTGCAGGCATATTCGTCGCCAGTCCCAACGACGGGCCTGGAGCCATTGTGTCCATCATTATCTGTTGCACGCCGGTCTGCGACGTTACATCACTTCCATGAGTCTTTGTCACGTGTGCGGCCATAATTTGCAGTGGGTTGGTCATTTTCAATGATGACTGTGTAGTGACAGGGGCCTTGGGCGAAATCGATGGCGTAATTGAAGGCTCAGTCATCGAGTTCGCACTGGGGGATGATAGTAAGGTCGAGGATGATGAAGGCGCTTGTAGTGGCGTTGAAGCGGGAGCATAAACCGGTTTGGGCTTACTGGGGGCAGGCATTGCCATCCGTTGTGTTGCCGGTAACACCGTTGACGATATCGCTGTCGGCAGCTGCGCTCTTTGAGAGGATCGTGGTGTATCTTGACGTGGTAGGTTATAACCTGAGGACAAGTTCTCACTGGGTGGCGAGACTTTCACTTGATGCGTCCATGCGGCCTCATGCGGCTGCGTTGGCGAAACTAAAATTTCGTGCGCTGTTGGTCGATCATCCGTGCGGGTCGCCCTCAGCTCCGGTACGTTCGCGCGTGATGATCCCATACTGGCCTCTGTCGATTGCCGAACATGCAAAGGTACGACAATCGGGGCCATGTTGGCGCTGAATGGACTCAACCTGCCACCGAGTTGCGTCATTGTTCTCAACATTGCGCTGGAGGATGCAGTACGATCCAGTGCCTTGAGCTCAGGCTCCAGCATCGCGATCATGCTGGATACGCCGTGGCCCAGCGCGAGCTTGGTTCCAATCGTCGGAGCCTCGTCGACGGTCACGTTCGCGGTTTCCAGTGCAAGGTTCGCCAATCGAATGCTCTGCCATCCAATGTGCCGAGTGCGACCACAAAAGCCATCCGCTCATCAGTTGGCAGGCTAAACGCAACGTCGAACGGCACCCCATTCCGGATCAGATAGAGGCAGTCGATCAGGTCAGGGTGCCGACTCAGTTTCCCGCGTTGGCTACCAGCTCCTCGGAAGTGGGGTCCGCCGATTGTTGCAATGCCAGTGCGACAGCCGCAACCCCCGCGTCGCCAAGTCGACCAACCATGGTTTCGATCTGAATTTCGTTGCATGGCGGGGGCACCGGCACATCGTCGATCGCAGCCACTGAAGAAGCTATCAGTGCCATCCCCAGCCAGGGTTGATTCTGGGCCAGCAACGGACCGGCCGCTTTGAAAAGCCGCAGTCGATCGAGAGCGGTGAGCCTGCGGATGGTGATGCAGCGACCGCCGCCGTCGATGACGGTTTCGGTGGTGGATGCTGCCGTAAGTATTGATGCAGTGGGAGTCATTAGATGCGCCGCCTGCGGATGGCGAAGAACTCGAGCTTTTGCTTCACGCTGCTGTCACCCTTCCAGGTCCCGGCATTGCTCAGCCGGAAGATCACATTGTCATACTGGTAAGTCGATGTAGACCCATCCGTCTCCGTTACGTACTGATACATCGTGCCAGGCGCAACACTGTTTCCGTTGAAATATTGCTGCTCGGCTGCGGCTATGAAGTCGTCGATGGTGGAGTTGCCGCGGTCCAGTTCGAAACTGCCTTCCCAGCCCTTGGGCAGCTCGGTCCCCATCTGAGTACCGTCCAGTCGGTCCACTCGCACCGATTGGGTGAGCTGGCGGCTATCGAACGACGTAACGTGGGTCAGATCGATCCGTCCCGTTGCGCCGATCACCACCAGCTGTGTATCGCGGCCGATCGAGAACGAGGTAAATGACATGCGGATTGCTCCTTACGCTGGCTGCCCAGTGGGCAATGTCTGGCGGGATACCTGCACGGTCTGGCCGCCTTCGATGTTGACAATGAACTTTTCGTTGATCGCCTGGTATTGTACCTGAGCGTCCGATTGTACGTAGCCGAGATCAGTCCTGCTGTCGGGGTTGTTAGAAGTGTCGCAGATCACGCTGAACGGCAGACTACCGTCGGTGCTGCCAAGTAGACCTTGCCCGAGCATGTTTTGCAGGAATGACAACTGTGTCGAACGGATTCGCAGGAACAGGTCCGAGGTGATCACCTGACCGACAAACAGCCCCATACCGGCAGCGAGCGTCGCTGCGATGTAGTTGGTCAGCCGAGTGTAATTGTCACCGTTGATTGCCGCATTGGTTGATGAGTTGTGGCCGCCGCGTACCCCCCAGAACGTGCCGCCAGGCTGCGGGCTGCTGATCACGTCAATGCCCGCGCCCAACAGTACGGCCAGATCCGCGGACGAATAGGAGGAGTTCTGACCTGAGCCGGGCGTGCCAGACTTCTGGCTGCCGATCACGCTATAAAGCTGTTTGTTCAGACTGGATTGTTCGGGCGAAAGATTCGCAAGGCGTCCGGCGGCGAACCCCTGCGGTGACACGAGGCGAATCATGGCGTTGACCTGATCGGACCACCACAGCCAGTCACCGAACATCAGCTTGGCCGCGTAGCTGTCCAGTCCCGCCTGCTGCTTGACCGTGACCGCGTTTTGGATGGTGTCTCCAGCGGGACCGGTGAGGATCATGTAGGTCCCTTCCTGGAGCCCAAATCCCGCCTGGGTTGTCCAGTAGTCAGGATCATCGGCATCCGCCAGAATCGCAATGCCGCAGCCCTGCCCGCGAAGCGAGTACATGCCCGAGCGGGGGGGAATATCGGTGCCTGCAAGGCCCGTCACCGTAACGTTGACTGCGCCATCCGAACCGGCCGTCGTCGATCCGAGCGCGATGGAGAATTGGCTCGGTGCAATGGTGGCTCCGCCGGCGCTGGCGACGATCAACTGTGAGGGGCCTCGCTGTGGACCCTGTCCCTGGTTTACGGCCGTCACAAGGGTCGAACAGAAAACTGCACCGGATCCCGCTATGTTGTCGTAGACTTCCGGTTGCAGACCTGGCAACGAGACGGTCAGGCGCCAGGTATTCGCCCTTGATCCCGTTGTCAGTGCCAGGATAACCAGATTGCCGAGCGACCCAGTGTTAAGCGCAGTAAAGGTCACTGTCGTTCCGGCGAGGATGGTCTGCGCAGCGGAGTCGGTATTGTCGGTGACCCGGACACAACGGAAGTTCTGTGCGCCTTGCTGCACCGCTGTTGCAACCTGGGTGCCCATGTCGTACTTGCGTGCCAAAATCGGACCAAAGCCCTGTGCATAGTCGGCCATGGTGGCCACGATGACAGGTTGTCCGACCGGTCCCCAGGACGCAGTGCCGATGACGCCAATTATGTTTGTCGGCACCCCATTCAGAACCAGGTTCTGTGGTGGGACAATCTGGACATACAGATCCGGCACTACCAGCGCTGTGGTGTTGATACTGCCCTGCTGAACAATCGGCATCTGGTCAGGCTCCCTTGCTCGCAGGCACAGCCACACGCACGACCGAGCGTGCGTGCTCGCTGTTTAGAATCTCGTTGATGCGAATCGTATCGGTGACGATATCCCCACGCGCGAGACCGGCGAAGGGCTTCACCACGACCAGATGCATATTCATGAGTACTCCGATATCAGGCGATAGTTGGCACAGAATTCAGCAGAAGATCGCCGAACAGCATCGCTGGCAATGTGGTGGAGAGTATCGTCGGGTATTCCACGTTGTAGGTGAGGTCTCGCCGATACAGCCGCGCGTTTTGCGATTGATCAAATACTGTGTTGCCGGCATAGGTTAGTCTGCCGCTAGTCCCATCCGGCAGTGCGATGAAACGTTGGGTACTTAGCGCCTGATCGACTGCAGTTGCCACTGCATCTCGTGCCGCGGGTGTGGGACACCAACAGGTAACGCGAAAACCTTGCTCCTGCCGGCGAACTTCCTGTTGCACAAAAGCGTTCGCGACCACCCGCGCCAGGAGATTGCCTGCACCGGCTATCGTCAACGTGCTGTTCGACAGGTGGACAATCGAGTCAACGCGGGCCATCGATGCAAGATTGGCTGCCACTGACTGCGGGGTGTCCCCTGCTTGCGTGCGATAGGCGTAACTTGTGCCGTCGACCAGGATGCCCGCCACGTGGCCGACATTTGCTGTACCGCCAAAGCTCACCGACGTGCCGTCAACCGCAACGGTCAGAGTTGGCTGTGCGGGCGCACCTGCCCACTGTTCGGCGTAGCGCGTGGTGGTATGACAAGCGCCGCCACCGGGGAAGATAGTGACGTTGATCTTGCCGGCAGCCAGATCGGCATCTAGTGCAGCCGAGTTCGGCCAACCGCGGTAAATTCGGCAGTCCGGCCCCGGACTGCTGGCTGCACTGGTCCCGTTCGGATAGAGAGCAGCCGAGACCACATTGACCAAGGCGAGTTCGACATCGGATTGGTCGGCCATCAGGTGGTTGCCTGTTTCACCGTGATGCGCCACCCAAGATCGGTCAGTTCGGCGCCTGCAACGACGGCATTCCGCCCGAGATCATCCATCATCAGGTCCGCTGGCAGCAGGACCAAGCCGGTTATCACCGGCAATAGTACGGTCCAGTAGGGAATCGAGCTGTCACTTGGCAAATCGGCACTTGGATGTCCACGGCCAGCCACGCCGAGGACACTAGCCGGCCAATTCGCGAGCATCATCTCATTCGTCGCGGTGACCGCGCCACCGTAAGTATTGATGCCGGTGCTCGACGGCGCGGCCGGGCGCGAGAATGAGACAATGCGGTTGGTCTGCACGCACAGTACCGGCAATAGATGTTGCTGTCCCGCAATGAACCAGGTTTTGTCGGCCTGCACGAGGTAGTCGCCCGGGCGCGTGTAGGCGGCATCGAAGATCCCGTACCAAAGAGCATCGCCATACGCATTGGGATGCGCGAACCTGGCGTCGCGTGCTGTGAATGCGGCGCGTAGCCGCAAAAAGCGGTTCTGCCGATCCAGAGGCTCAGAGAGTCCCGATGGCCTGTAGGCGTCCGTGTCCACGCCGACGGCGCGCGCCGCCGCATTCAGGCCTCGATAAACCCGGTCCTGTAGCTGCGTCGGGTCCATGGTCAGACAACCAGACTGATGCCACTGTCGGTCAGCGCGGGTCCCGATGGAATACCGAAAAAGCCGCACAGGCGGCGGCGCCAGTCGTCGAACAATCTTGTGCGGTCGCGCAGCTCGTCCCGATTGCGGGTCCACACTGCCGCTTGGTCGGTATCAAGATTGTCGCCGGCACGCGGCACTGCAAACTCCAACACGGTCAGCGTGCCAAGGTAACGCCGCACGACCGCTTCCTCCGCAGTAGAAAGGTTGTTCATACGGAATTCCAGTAACCCGTAGACCTGAAAGAACCGCCAGTTCTCGAAGCCCGAGGCGGCGGCACCATAGGCCGGATAGCCGCAGAAGCGACGAATGTCCGCTCTTTCGGAGTCCGTGAATGCCATCAGACAAAGGATCCGTCGCCACGCGTGAACAGCACAACACCGCTGCCGGCCGTCAGCACAGCAGCCGCAAAATTTACCAAACTGTTCACGGACAGCAGAACCCGTGAGTTCGCCATCACCGGCATATCTGAGCTGGAGGCCGTCGCTGACTGATCGGCACCAAAGGCCACGTAGGCGAGCGACGCACTGGCGTTTGTCACCACAACCGAGTCTCCCCCTCCTGCCAGGGCAACCGCCGCGGACAACGTGCCCGCGCTGAGTGAAACCGTTCCGGTTGGACGGAACGGCGTTATGGACCCGATGGCCATGTGCTACTCCATCGCGCCGAGATCAGCCGATGTGCTCGACCATCACGGCGCGCTTGAACGCGGCGTTGGTCGCGGTGGGAACCGTGGTCGGATTGGTCGTGGTGTCGGACGGTGCGCAGAAACCCCCGATCCAGTACCAGGACTGGGCGATAATCTGCTGAAGGCGATCGATCGGTTCGCGTGTTACCATCGCCACGTCATCGACGACAGCAACGATCGAGTCCTTCGGTATAACATCCTCGGCCGCCATTCCGGCAAAGTCGCCCTCGATCAGCGCGCCCTGGCCGCAGACGATCGGCCGTCTTACCATCAGGCCGGCGAGTGTCGGGTGTGGCTGCACGAAGGCCTCGGTCGTCGGGATAAAACGCAAACCCAGGAAGTCGTTCGTCATGCCTTGGCGAAACACCTGGTTTGCTGACGTGGCACCTTGGAACAACTGCTTGAAGTCCGGATCCGCAAACAACTGGCGCGCAGAAACCGGATCGAGATAGCAGTTGTACACACCGTCGATTTCCGGCACGGCGTTCATGCGCAGTTTGGCGACCGCGTCCAGTAGGCCCGACATGGTCAGCACGTCAGTGGCAGTTAAGGCGGCGGTGGTGGCGCGCTGGGATGGCCGGACAACTACCGATGCACTGGCTGCGGTCACGGCGTTTCCCGCCGTGCCGTCTGAGACCGATACGTTGCCCGAGAATGTCAGCGTGCCGGACACGCCATTCGGAGTGGTCGAGACATTTGTGACGTCGGCCGTGACGCCGACCAGCGAGTAGACGTTGGCACCAATGGTCACGGTCAGCGGATTGGATGCGCCAACTGCCTGCTGCACGCCGTTGACAAAGGCGTACTGGAAGCCGCGAACGTCATCGACCGTTACAGCAGTGCCAGTGCTTCCCAGCGTCGTCCGCACCCGCGAATTGCCACCGAAATAGCTGCTGAACAGGGCATTGCGCGCCAGTTCATCCAGGCTGCGCGCTGCCTGTTCACCATTCACATATGCATTTTGCAGAAACTGCGACGCAATGCCCACACGACTTGTGACCATGTTGAGGTCGGTCGTAGCGGCGTAGTGGTTGATTGTGATGGTGTATTGCTCCACACCCCAACCGGTCGCCGTCAGGCCGTTATCGAAATTGGTGTTCGTGTTGACCGCCAGCGGAGTGGTGATACTGGGTTTCAGCCCCGCGCGAGTCCTGGTCAGCGTTTCGCCAATGCCGACCGAGATCTTCACGCGATCAGCGCATGCACGATAGCCAAGGCGCGACTTCAGCGCCTGCTGAAACTCGCGCTCCAGGAAGCCTTGCTGAATGATTGGCTGCAAGGCCGCCGGGAAGTTCTGAATGCCCATTCGGGTATCCCTTCTATACTTGATGTTTCAGGATCGCCGCACGGGCGGCGCGGTATTCGTTGTCGGTCATTTCGGTGGCTAGCTTTTGTCGCGGCGGCTGGGCAGGTGGCGGACTGGCGCGGCTGGACGACGACGTGCCACCAAACAGCCAGGGCTTCGCTCGCCTCAGTTGCGCCACGAGTTCGGCGGCATTTGCCAACTCACCATCCGAAGTGAGTTCCACGTTCTTGAGATCGAGCAGCTTCAACCCGTCGAGATCAACAATTCCCGCGCGCACGGCCTCGACCTTTAGTTCGGCGCGAACGACGCGTGTTTGTGCGTCGTGTTCGATTTCGGCCAATCGGCGCTCGAGTGACTCGGCGCGCGTACGCAGGTCCGTGCCCGGGTCGGTATCCGGCACGACAGGCTTATCGTCTTCTGGCATTAGTTGCTTTCGTCGATGTTTCGCTCGGCGGAGATGCGTCCGAGTTCTGCCGGCACGTCCTCGATGTCAAACTCATTGGCAATCGCCTTCACGGCGCTCTCGCGACTGATCTGGCCCGCACTCGCCAGGGTGCTCAGCGTCTGTGCGTCCTTCTGCCGGTCATCGGCAGTTGTGGGATACCAGCGCGGCCAGTTGAGTGAGAGCCGCGCTACAGGATCCATGGCAGGTATTTCGCGGCCCATGACCCGCAGTCGATAGACCTGCGAAGCCCGCAGTACCATACGCGCGAGCGACAGCAGAGCGCCTTCCCCGTAGCTTATGCGCAGATTGTCAGCGAGCCAGATCAGACCTTGGTTCATCAACTCCAATGCACGGCCCGATTGAGCTGCGGTCAGCCGATCAGCGTTCGCCCGGTTGCCATGCACGCTTTCCAGAGCCAGCTCGCGAAGTGTCCGCACATATTCGATGACGGCAGCCGATGCGGTGCCGCCTATCTCTAGCAGCCTGGCGTCACCCTTCTCGCTGACCACGAGCGCGTTGCCTGCGCCTTTTATGATCTGACTGTCGGTGGTCGCGGGTTCCTTGATCAGCAACGTTGGATCGCTACTATATTTTAGCCCGCGGCCCGCTTGGCTGAGCTGATAATCAATTTCGATCTGTGTTTCGATTGCGGCCCGGAATGTGCAAGCGCCGTCGGCAGCGTCGCCGGTGGAGGACGGACCCGGAAGGTTCCGAATCCAGACGACAGGTACGAACCCAAGATTGTGTTTTGCACTGCGCGCATCGTCGATGTCAGCCTCGAAGGAGGTGCCCACTGGCAGAGGCACGAACCATATCTCACCCTCCGCGTCCCAAGTGCGCGTGAACCAGTAGTCGATCGCGTTGTCAGCGATCTCGTATCCGCTGGAAGCAAGCTGGGCTCCCGGTACCTTATATTTCTCAGTTACCCGCAGCAGTGTATCGGGCTCCTGCGGGTCCCATTCCGGTGTCAGGAATGTCGTGTCCAGAACGTTGAAGAAAACACGCCCTCGCAGCACGCGCATGACAATTGCAACAGACCCGATGGCGCCTTGTATCGCTGCCTCGGTCATCGTCAGGTTGAGACGGGTTTCTTTCACGATATCGGCAAGCGAGCCGCGGATCGCACGGTCAGCGCAATCGATAGTCGGGAAATGCCCCTCACTGAACAAGAGCGAAATGCTGTCCTCCACCACAATGCGGCACAATGCATAACGTACGCTGGGTCTGCGGTTGCGCAGTGGAATGTATTCGCCGCCGGCGCCACGCTCTTCGTGGAACTGATACGGCAGGACTTCGTATAGCTTGCCATCCAAGACACGTTTGAGAATATCAAGAGTGCGCCCACGCCCCGGATACTGCGGGTCGCGCGGTATTAAGTTACAGATTGTCTCGAACATGGGCTCGCCGAATTGAATGTCGTGTTGTCTAGCGTGCCAGGAAAGGCATGGAGAGACGCCGCGCTGGTGCCCCGGCCGCGATCAGCATGGTGAATGCGTGCGACAGCGCGTCGACCTGGTCGTCCTTGCGGTTGAATGGAAAATCACGCAGTTCCTCGAGGAAGGCATGGTTCCAGCCGGCTCGCACAATGGCGAAGTTTCGTCCCTCGACCTGGGATGCCACCGGCATCGCACGTGTCGCCTTGGCACCGGTTTCGCGCGAAGTTGCCACGCGGTAGCCGGCCAGGCGGCCGGTGAGATAGGTGGCCTGGTGCTTACCCGCCTGTCCAGGGTCTTCCGTCAGGCCAATGGTGACTGATGTGCCGTCCACGCGCGCCGCTTCTCCGATTGCAGCTTCGACCTCATGTGGTGTTCCGCGCATGTGCACCACATCCAGCACAACGAACCGACCGGTCCCGTCGCGCGTCAGTTTCACGCCAGCGGTCCAGTCTGGATCGTTGCCTCCGGTCGCCGCGGTCGCGGCAAGATCCCAGGCGCGCACCACCACGCCATCAACACGTGTCGGCGGCTCATCGAGAATGTCGATGCACTCGATCTTGAACAGGTTGCCGACCATTGGCCGTGGCGATTGCTGAAACAGTGACGACCAGGCCCGTTCACCGATCGTGTCCCGCTTGCGCGACAGGGCGGCTGCGTCCTCCCAC